TGTAATCAACGACTACTACTTGAGGTCTGCCATAAGCTAATAATTTTAGCTGCTTATTGTCTTCTTTGCTTAACTTGGTTAAGGTAAGTGTTAGTGTCTGCTCATAGAACGTAGTTCCAGTAGCACGAGAAACATTTACAGCCTGCTCAAAAGAAGAGTCTCCTTTAAGATCATACTTGTAAGCATTAAAAGTTCCACTCATATCTGAAACCTCGTCATCTGCGCTTAAAGTAACTGTTCCAATGTCTCCATAATTTGTAAAGTAGACTGCTGTTATGCCTCCTACTACATCCTTACATGGTAAGGCCCTTCCTGCTGATAAATCACACGCCATTTTTTGATAGTATAAAAAAAGGGGATAGGGAATAAACCCACATCCCCCTTTTGGTTAATTTAATAATTTTATGAGTACAATACAGTATCAGCTCCAATTCCGAAATTACATCCAGCGAAGAACCTCATAATTACTCTAATGTTGTCTGATCCATCAAGGTCAGCCATGTCTAGGACACGAACTTCATTTTGATCTGACTGTAAACCTGTTCCGAAGAAAAGATTGCTTTTTTCTGCCATTACCATGTGATTTGCAGGTAAACCATTTACCATCTCAACACGAATGCCATCGAAAGATAAAGTCTGCTCTCTTCCTGCCCACATTGTACCTTGTGCAAGGTAACCATTTGATCCAGTTGCAGCATATCCACCTAAAGCTCTTACATAAGCCTTAGCAACATTTTGTGAAACGTAAAGGATTAAGTCTTCCTTACCATATAAAGCAGCAGGAGTAGCATCAACTACCTTACCCATTTCTGCAATTACATTAGCGGAATCAACACCACCACCGACAGCAGCAACGTCATTAACTGTTGCATCAGCAGTCATCAAAGAAACAAGTCCTGCGAACTGTCCGCTTGTAGCAGCGTTACCATTCCAAATGTTCTGCTCGATTCGCTGTGCAGTCTTTCCACCTGCGTAAGCAATCAAGTAATCAGAAAAAGAAGCAGGTAATCCATCATAAGCAGAAGAACCCATTTGACCACCCATCCAAGTTGCGTAGAAGTCTTTCTTGCAAAGCTGAAGGTTAACCTGAAAAGGCTCAACCTCAAGAACTCTGTCTGAAAGAGTTAAAGTTGATGTAGGAGTGAAGTCACAAGTTGCATCTTTAACGATGTCATCTAGATTGACAGTCTGTAAAGTAGTCTTGAAATTGACATTTGGAAGAACCTCAATGAGATTTTTCGATAAAGTATCCGCAGATAGAAGACTAGCTGAGATATATTTGGAGGCGAAATCTCCAACATAGTTTGTAGTAATAGTGGTCGTTGTGGCCATTTTTAGATTATTTATTTAAGTGATTAAGAACTCTCTGAAATGAAGTTAGTGGCCCTCTTTGAGTTTCACTTACATTCGCTTTTTGAGCATTTTCGGGATTGTGTTTGATAGGCTTAGTTGCTGACTCAGCAGACAACTCTTGGTTTTTAGCTTTCAACTCTTCAATTTGAGATGATGCCTCAACCTTATCTCTCTTTAGGTCAGCTATAGCATCCTCCAAGTTTTGGATTCTCTTTTCCATGCCTTCCCAATCTCCAACGTCAGCCATTTTTTCTTCCTTTTCTTCTTTCTCAGAAAAATGCTTTTCAGTAGTTTGAGATTCAATAACTTTCTTAGGAGTTTCCTCCTTAGTAGATTCTTCTGAAGCCTCAACCTCAACTTCCTCAACAGGAACTTTGACTTCAACTTCTTCTTCTTTCTTTACGTCTATGCGATCAATTATGCCTTCTTCAGAAATGACAATAACTCTGCCATCTTCTAAAGCATAATCTCCAACTGGTACAGCTATACGAGCTTCATCAGTTACAATAAAGATTTCGTTACCACCTTCAAACTTCTCAGCCTCAAAGATAGTCCCGTTCTCAAGAGTCATTCGCTCTAGTTTAACCTCGACTGAAGACATATCAGTCATAAGTTTTTTAAGTATTTCGGTTGCTTTCATAAGTATCTAAATAATTAATAAAAAAAATAAATCACATTTTCAAGCAAGTAAGCATTTTTACTCGCCATCCTCTGCTTCTGTAAACTCTCCTGAGTTCAAATTCACGTTGATCTTTCCGTACTTGTCTTCAAGCTCTGCTCTTAACGCATCTTGCTCTTTCATCACCTGACTAAACATAGCCTGTAGTGAATGAGATTGCGTAGACAATAAACCTAAGTCATGCAAGATTGCACCCTTTTTCTTTTCTTGGTCTTGTAATGATGCTAATTCTTCTTCAGAGATTTTGTTTTCTTTTTTGCTCATAATAATTGTTTTTTAATATTTATAACAAATATAAACTATTTTGCTTTTAAAAGTTCAATCTCTGCTTTAAGCTCTTGAATTGCACCTACTAATAACGGAACAAGTTTAGATTGGTCAATACCTTGATATTCAGGATTGCCTTCTTCATCTACCGCATCCTTTGTGCCTGTAATAGCTTCAGGTACTACTGACTGAACTTCGTGAGCTAGGAATCCATCTATTGTTGTGTCTGAATCTGCAATGAAGTTGAATCTGCTAGGCTTTAACTGAGCAACTCTGTCTAATGCTCCTGTCATATCTACTACGTTCTCTTTTAGTCTGTAGTCTGATGATGTGTTAAAAGATACTGCAGTTGTTCCATTTTGTGCAACACCGCCAATTTGAACATTATTGTAATAAAAAGCTATAAAATCAGAGCCACTAACTGAACCTGTTTTATGCCCAACTTTAACAACAGTATTTGCTGCATTAATTGCTTTTATATAAATAGAACCATTTATAACATTATCAGAAGAAGTTCCAAAACCAAATTCCCCTGCGGAGTCAATGCGCATTCTTTCTGTATTGCTTGTGTAAAAACGAAGAGGTTGAGATTCTCTTTGATTTATGTCAGCACCAGTTGCATCATTTCCAATAACAAGACCATTTAAAGCTCCTTCACCAGTAGTAGTATTTCCAATACTAATATAAGCCTGAGAATCTCCATCTATTTGCAACATATAACCACCAAAATCTGATGGAGTCATACCAATTCCTACTCTGCCTGCGCTATCAATGCGCATTCTTTCTGTTGCGCTTGTGTTATTAGCAGAAGCGGTACTTATTGCTACATAAGAACCTCCATCTGCACCTACTAGATTTATACGTGCATTTGATTTTGAAGTGTTTATAAATGTTCCAGTATTAGGGTCTCTTTGAGTATTTAACTGTAAGCTTATTGAGTCAAAATCTACAAATCCACCATCAGTTGTACCACCTAATAATAATTCTCCTGAAGTTTGGTTTCCTCTGTTTATTGAACTATCTCCATTAACTGTAATTCCACCTGCAAAGGTTGTATCGCCATCAGATGCTAGTGTAATTGCGTTTACAGAACCACCACCAGTTTGTATAGTCATACCTGCATCGGCAACTATTCCTGAACCACTAAAAGTAAAATTCCCAACATCAAGTGAGCCTCCAAAAGTTGCGTTGCCATTTCCTGAAATTTTAAAGTCATATCTTGCATCTGTTTCATTGTAAATTATAAATCCATTTGAATCAACACTTACTTGCCAGTCATCATAAGAAGTTGTATTTAATTTATATGCTTTACCATCACCATTTAAAGTAACATTTCCTGCAAAAGTTGCGTTTTTACTCGTGTCTAATGTTAAAACATCTTGTATTGTTCCTGAACTATTTGATGTTCTTAACACCATAGTTCCGCCATCAGCTGTCGTAAATCTTTTAAATGCTATTTCACTTTTTGGTGTCCCTGTTGAAGTTGTACCTCTTAATATTGCCTCTGCTCCAAAATCTCCTGATGAATTATTTATTGTTACATCTCCTGAAAAAGTTGAGTTTCCTGAACCATTTATAATTAAAGGACTTCTAGCATCAGTTTCATCTCTAATAATAAAATCATCATTACTTCCAACATATTGAATCCAACTTTGAGAGCTTGTAGTATTAGTTAATCTTAATATTGGCGAACTAGAACTAGTAATGGTAACATCATCTGTAACAGTAACCCCTGTGCTTGTAGTTTCTAGCTTTTTAGAATTGTCGTAATAAAGGTCTACAGATGTGTTAGCAACAATAGCATTATTAGTGTTGTTTGTTCCACCTTGTCTTAAAAAGTAAGCAGATGTTTGAGTTATTAAACTTCCTATGCCTGTGTCATTTATATAACTATTAGAGCCATCGTGATAAATACTAAGGTCATCTGCACTTCCAAACCTAAGATTTACATTGTCATTAAATCTAGTATTGCCGACCATAATTCCACCAGCAAGAGGTAAGTATGGCCCACCTTCTCCACCACCACTTATTGATGTAATATTTCCACTTGCATCTGATACTAATGTACCAGCTCCGTATGTGTTTAATTGTAATGCTCCAGCAGAATCAATATTCATTGCATCAGAAGTAGATGTACCTGATGGTGCGCCTGTTTTTATT